AAAGCATCCGCTCCGGCTTGCCGGCGATTCCATAGTTCACGCGTCCGATCGGCTGCCCGTCCGCATCTTTCATTGCAACAAACTTCATGAACTGCGCTTTCTTCATGAACCATTTTGCAGTCGCTTCATACTCCGCCGGCACTTCTGCCTCAATGGAAACCAGTTCATCATAAGTCGGTGTTGCACCGGCGAACGTGATTGTTTTCACCGGTGTTTCCAGTGTAATTCCTTTCGGCTGCGACGTCCCGTTTCCGGTAAAGATTGCCTGTTCCAGTGCTTTCGTCATTGCCTTCGATACGTTTTCTGTAAACTTCGCTTCAAACGCAGACAGTGCCATCGTACCTACTTCCATCGACATGGAGATTTCACAGCGCAGCTTAAAATACGAGAACGTGATCTTTCCTGTCTTCTTCTTCTGCTTATCGGATGTTGCGCCTTCTGCTGCCCATGTCGCTACCGGTTTTACGCTGGATGTTGGAATTACCACGCCTGCCGCATAGGCCGTCCGTGTGATCAGCGGAAGCACCATACCGCACTCATTCATCTTTTCAATGATGTCATTGACCAGTACGGTAGGGATTGCACTTGCCGCATCCGTTGTCAGTGTGTTTTCTCTCAGTTCCATCGGAATTGCGGTTCCACGTAACACAAAGTCCATGAATGCTTTTCTGTACTTCATTTCTTTTTCGCCTTCGCCTTTATCTGCTCCTCCGCGTTCCATTACGCGCGCACCTTCCAGCGTTCTATTTACCCTTGCACCCGTTCCTACTCCGGTCTCAAATTCTCTTGCACGTGCTTCTACCAGTTCCCGGCAGTCCATCAGCTCGTTGGCACGCTGTTCCAGTTCATCCAGGTTCCGACTCTCGTCAGCGCCTTCCGGATCGTCCTCCAGCTGCTGAATGATGTCGTCAATTTCTTCATTGATTTTGGTCAGGCTTTCTTTCAGCTCTTCCGGCTTCATGCTTCTTAACATCAGTCTTAATTTTCTTAAATTCATTCGTGTTCTCCTTGTCTTTTTCTTTTTAATGTATCCAAAATAATCCGACGTTTTAACTGCTCCGCACGCTTCCGGCTTTCCGCCTTCTTGCTTTCCGCTGCATGTTTTTCGCTTTCCGCTAAAAATCCTGCCCGCGCGGAGATTGATGTCGCGTTGTATGCTGGTATGTCAACTGCTGATACGTCATACAGATGGTCAATTTCCTTAATCCTTCGGATATGTCTTTTTTCACCATCTTTTTCTTCATTCGTATAACTGTCTTCCTTGATCGTAAATGCAAATGACATTTTATCTAAGTTTCCCCGTTCAATATCCCGGTGGAATTCCTTGTGTCCTTCGTCATCTGCCCATAGTTCTGCTTCCATCTTCAGGCAATCTTCTTTCAGATCCAGTCGCAGGCTGTTATTCCGCGTCCTGGCATATACACGCCCTCCGTGGTTCATGTTGAAAATCACGTCTGACATATCGCAGTTTTTGAATGCATCCTTGTCTATGATTTCCAGATAGACATTATTTCCATCCCGGAACAGTTCGGTTTCTGATTCAAACACCACCGGTGTCCCCTCTACCAGTAACTTCTCAGACGTTTCATCTTTTGCCCTTACCTCAAATCCGCCCATGAAATCGCGGAACTGAAATCCTTTTTTCTCAATCAGGTTTCGAATGTTTTTCTCTGCTGCTTCACTCACTGCTCTCCTCCTTTGTGTCATCCTCCTGCAGGGACTGTGCAATCTGATCCACCGGCGCTGTGTCCAGCCTTCGTAGAGGCTGATCACCGCCTTCCACATGTGGTAGGCCCACAATATCACACCACATGTTTGGCGTTAATGCGCCCCGGTCGATATAATCTTTCAATGCTAATTTATCTGACATACTCATGAACTGGATCTGGGAGGAGTTGTATACCACGGAATTACCAAAGGCCATCTCCCGGTCTGTGAAGATTTTTCGCGTCATTTCCAAGGACAACGCAATTAAAAACGGTTCGATGCTCGACTCATAAAACACCTGCATCTGCTCCGGTGTTGCTTTTCCCATAATGATGTCATCATTTACGCCAAAATAGCGATATACATCTTCCCGGAATTCTTTCATGGTTGCCCAGTTTGTTACTTGTGGCGACATATTGATCGGGGTAAACTCCATCGTTGCATCCAGCACTGCCACTCCCCCGGCATTTGCACTGGATAAATAGTTCTTCACAAATTCGTCCCGTTCCTCTTTCTGGTCTTCCACATCCAGCATGCTTTTTTTGCTTTGCAAAATTCCGCGCAAGTTTGCCGTTGATTTTACCGCATTTTTGATTGAGTCGTTAGACACCTTGATTAATTCCAGTGTGTTTAGGATTGTTGTGTTTTCATCACCGCCGATATCCCTTTTGTTATAATCTTTCCGAAGTATAATCAAGTCGTTGATATCGAACAGATAATTACCGCTTCCAGTCGAGAAATATACCGCCACGCTCCCATCTTCCAGTTCTACTGCGTTATATGATTCGTATGGCATGGGATAAAACCCGGAAATCCCGTTTTCATCCCGTATAATCACGACAAATGCTGTGTTTTGCAGGTCATACTGATACCGTACTTTGTACAGGAAATCCTTACCCGTCATAAATAAACTTGGCTTATATTTCAGTATGGTTTCTATCCGTTTATTACTGCAGGACGGAAATGCCTTTGATGTATGATCTGCCAATGTCCGGACGCAAGTGCGTACGATCTCAGACTGTGACGCATCCAGCCCAAAGCCTCCTATATTCGCCTGCGTCCCGGCAATCCCGCCATATGTGTACCACCTTTGGCGGTTTGCCCGAATTTTTTCAAAAAAACTTTTGAATGGATTCATTTGATAAACCTCATATACTCATCTTCATGGTTTTTCATGCAAGTGAATGCGTTCAGCAGGCTAACGGTCCCGTCAATTCTCCGGTTGCTCTGTGCCTTTACCGGCATCTGTGACTCTATGCCATCCTTGTTTGCTGATTTTACTGCAGTGTTTGTCAGGCACCATAGCAACATCGGGTTGTAATCATACACAACATTATGTTCGATAAACTTCGCCCGCAGCTGCTTGAATGGATAGGTCCATGTGTACGCTCCCTGGGCTATTTTTTCCATGTCAAAGCCAACATCTGACATTTCTTCCTGCCAATACCCTGCAAGTGCCCGGTCGTATCCGATCCATAACGGCCTTACGTTATATTCTTTCACCATGGATACAAACCACTGCGTCACCTCATGATAATTTACCGACTCGCCTTCACAGACCTGCAGCCATCCATCTTCTGCCCATTTACGATATGGCGCTTCTGTGACTGTCTGCTGGTCAATCTGCTTCAACCGCCCTTCCGGTAAGAAGTACTTTTGCAGTACATAAATATTTTTATCCTCCGGCTTGCGGATTAACAATGTGGCGCATGTCAGGTCTGTTGTGCTCGATAAATCGCATCCTCCTATGGCATAACTGTTTCTCAGATATTCCATATCTATTTTTTCTTCATTGACTGCTTCTTCGAACTCCAGCCACTTGCTTGCATCGGTTTCTGTTAAGTTGAAGTCCTTCACCAGCACTGTCGGCTTATATGCCGGATCCTGCTTTGCTTTATTCACAAATTCTTTCAGCGTATCCAGTTTCTTTATTGTTCCAAGCCCTGGATTCGCCATGATCCAGTATTTTGGGTTGGTCCACTGTTCTTTTTTCTGCAGCGCATAATACAAAAACAAAAACCGGTTATCTTTAATTTCGCCTGATAAAACGCCTTTCCCATACTCCACCTGCGCATCATAGATTCCGCCTCGCACAAAGTTATTTGTCGTGATGCAGAATACAATTGGCTGATCCCTGGAAGAGGTGGACTGCTTCATGTCATCGTAAATCCTTCGATTGGTAATTGCCCCAAGTTCATCAATGATTACCGCATGACTGTTATAGGAGTCCAGCTTTTTCACGTCCGACGCCAGCGGCTTAATGATTCCCTCATTCAACGGGAAATAGATATCACTCGCTCTCTTTCTTAGATGTTTGGAAAGCAGCGGTGATTTCTTTCGCATGCGCTCCGCTTCGTCAAACCCTTTTTTTGCCTGGTCCATTTTTGTTGCAATAAAGTAGATCTCTGGCGCTCCTTCCTTGTCGTTCATCAAAAGATCAATGGATACCCCGGAAAGCAACGTTGTTTTTCCGTTTTTCCGGCCAATGATGTCATTGACTTCCCGATACTGCCGCATATTGTCATCATCCACAAACCCGAAAGTTGCTTCCAACAACGCTTGCTGGAATAATTCCAATTTTATAGGCTCACCCGCATGTTTTCCCTGAGACTGTTTGCAAAACCGCTCAATGAAATTGATATGGTGATTTGCTAACTCAAAATCCATATGGAATTCACCCGGTTGAATAATCGCTTCCGCCAGAATGTCATACTGCTTTTTTACCCAGTCATTCGTTAAGATCCTCCCGCTTGTAATTTCATTCGCATACTCTAAAATGTAAGACACTTACGCGCCTCCGGTAATATACTTCATCAGTTCATCTTCTTCTGTGCCTTTCTCTTCCGGCAGCAATTCAATCAGCTGTTTCAGTGTTGCGTTATAATTTTTTATCATCGTATTGTATGATTTCTGCGCCGGGTGCTCCTGGACGATTTCAAATCCATTTCCATTCGTTGCTGTAAACGTCGCACCGTTCTCATCCACAGTTTTTTTTAGTTTCCGCAGTGTTTTTTCCATCCACGTCAGCTGATCAATTAACTTTTTCGCAAATACTCGCTTTTCTTCTGGCAGATCTTTGTAAAATTCTGTAAGTTTACTCATTTTTTTCAAAAACCCCCTTTATTGGAAAATCTTCGCTCACCAACAGCGTTAACCACAGCCTCGGTGCTCCAGGCCAACTACGCGCTTTTTTTAATGGGGGGGCCCGATTCTTTTCGGAATTCCATCAACAAAGACAATGTCATCCAAAATTTTTTCTTCTTTTTTCCTCAAACCATGCACACGATCCCGCGCATGTGCTTTCTGATGGCATCCCCTACATAAACAGATTAAATTTTCCGGGTTGAGACTGATATATGGATCTGTGATATTATCCTCCGTTAAGTGAATGATGTGATGCACTTCTTCTGCAGGATTAAAGCATCCTTGTCCCTGGCACATCCCTCCGTCTCGGATCATCACGATCTCTCTCACCTTGTGCCAGGCTTTTGTTTTATAAAACTTCTGTGCCCATCCCTTTGCCATGCTCCTCACATCCCTTTTCCCTGACGTTTATATAATAAAAACTGCCCAGCACCTTGCAGTGGTACCGGACAGTCCCCTTATCAAATAAGGCGCCCTGCGGCGCCTCTGGCATCACTTCTATAGCGCTTTCTCCATGCGCTCTTGAGTAAGCTCAAGTAACTGTTTAGCCATTACTTCCTGATAACATATTACCACAGTTTCCAGTCTCATTCAGTCTCTTTTAGTCTCTTTTAGTCTCATTTCGTATCAAATTTCGCGTCAAGTATGTTCAGGGCCTTTCTGTATTCCCTGTACGCTGATGCCCGCGACAGTGGCAGCAAGCAGGCGAT